ACTCCTTGGGCGCAAGTATGCTCAAGGAGGTTGTTCGAACACCCCTTTCATTTCGAAGGGGTTATCGAAAGCTGATGACCACCATCTGACATCTGCCAGATTGGAGGACATATCTCTTACGCACACATTGATTAGGTGCAGTATGATTTTTGTCAAGGGGTCTCCCATAAGGATCCCTCTGACAAGCCGCACAGTATTCGTTGATTCCTTTTCATCGAACACTGTTCCAAAATCCTTTAACGGCCCAGTAGCCGTAAAGTATATTGTACGGGGAAAGAAGCATGTTGCTTTCACTATCCCCTTTAACATTGGTGGGATGCCGCACTTGGTCATCCACCCTGTTCCTATTATATCTGCCACACCGTGGTGGATATAATCTGTTGCGGTCTCATAATCTGTAGAAAATGAGAACGCTCTTTCGTAGATCACTTCTTCTTCGAGGTGATCCACATACTGTGTTTCCACACGTGACTTTCGTGTGAATATCACATCCTCTGCCTCCTTCGAGAAGAAGTCAGAGAACAGATTCCAGCCATGGGATGACTTTCCCATACCGGATTCGGAGCTTTTTACGCCTTTGCGTAGAGGCTCCGCACAAATCTTGTTTATAACGTCAAGGACGATTTTTAAACAAGCTGAAGACTTGGTAACGGATCTACCTTTACCAGGTTCCTTCACCACCACTAAATAGGAGCGTCTGAGCTCCTCAAGTGGCGTTTTAAGAGTTTTGTCTAGGCAAGCCCAGAACACAAACTCTCCTGGTGTCAGATCGGAAAGTCCTTTCCTATCTGTCACTTTGCCGTCGTAAAGGTCTATAATTGGAACATTTGCGCCGGCAGCCCCCATGCTAACAATTTGTTGTATAGCAGATAGGGTGCCTCCGTCCTTCCGGGTTTCTTCCCAGCAGGCGGCGGATGTAACACTGATCCTTGCTTTTGTAGCAAGACCGGTGAAAGCTTCGTCTGGTAACTTATCTAAAATAGAAGTTACAGACGCTGATATCGCCTTCTTCACGAACCCTGTTAAGGGTACGGATGGCGACGTTACAACTCTCAAGAATTTCTCTTTTGACTGTAACAATACGATTGGAGGTGGGGTTCCACATCCTCTCGTTTGAGAAAGTATGCCAGTAACGAAAACGTACTGCATCTTTGTCATCCTCTTGGTCCCTTGCATAAGGTTCCAAAAGTATGCGACTTCTGGGTGCCCGGCAAGCACCTTTTTGTCGAAAGCATCCACTTTTCCTTCGGAGAGGTGGTGCTTCATCAACTTACGCACTCTTTTGAGGAACGCGTAGTTCGTTTGGAGTTTTAACGAATGTTTCGTCACTTCTCCATCAAGGAATTCGTCTCCGATGAGAAACGATATTCCATTTAGGACGAAGGAGTCATATTTCTCCCAGTCCCAACGTTCCTCAGGGTACGCAAGGTACCTCTGAACGAACATTCCATCCACTGTCTTCAAAACTTCGAGGAAGCGGTTGGATCTACTATTCGTATTTCTTATAGAATTATCGGAATAGTACAACTCGACCTGCCCACGCCAGATTGGGTCGGGTTTACCTGCTAAGAAAAACTTTATTCTCTTAGTCAGTTGACGTGCAAAGAGCTTTGTTGACTCTTTCTCGTCATTCTCGAGACGTTTGAGGTGTACACCCCAAAAAGTCCGTGTGAACAAGACTTCCAGTTTCGCCTGGTAGTCCTGTATTTTATGAAAGGGAATTGAGGTTCCCTTCATACCAATACGTTTTCGCGTGCGTTCGCTTAAACGTATCTTATCGGTGAGTCGGCGATTATCGCTGAACCACACGTTTATCTTTGGAAGTCTCTTGCTCGAGCATTCCAAGTAATACAGGGAGGGTAATATTTTCCAAATATCACCTGCCCGTATACGATATTTAACCCCCTGATTGGGTGGTTCGATATCCTGTTCCTCTTCCGCGTCAGCTTTGCTTTCGCGGTCGGGGCTTGTCATGAGTCGGATACGTTCATCCTCCTCAGACTCAGTTTCCCCCCTTACTCGATCTTCGAGTATAGGAGAGATGTGTGAGTAAGCGCTTGTAGAGCGCCTCTCCTCTTCAGTGGTGTTCTCATTCCAAGTTCGGATGAGTTCGCCATCTTTGTATTCTTCGAGGACAAACCCCGCTTGAATAACGTCGTCCCGACACTTCCTCATAGAGGGATAGCCGGACTTATTGATCGCCAATGAGGTGGGTACCTGCTTTGTCGTCAATCTCACAACAGAGGAACGGATGTATTCCTCAAGTTGTGCGGGTGGCTTTCCAGGAGATTTCCTGTCAAACCACAATGTTTGTTCCGTCACAATAGATTGAACAAAACTGCT